CGACAAAGGCCTTCTGCTGCCGGATTTTTACTCCGGCGCCACCGGTCAATCCGGCCGCTTCAGTGAGGGATTTTCGCTCCGGCGCTTACACATTGCGCGAGCATCTGGATCGGTCAGCGAGATCTGCCGATCCGGCGCGGCCTGAACGGCGATCTCCATCTCTTGCAAGTGCTGCATCTGTTGCTTAAGGCGGGCGAGCTTGTCCTTTAGCCGCAGCGATTTGGCTTCGGCAACCTCGCCCTCTTGCCGATCGGCGGTGTCCACCGACGACGAAGTAGCGCAGAGAGGCCATTCGTGAGCTTACGATCGGGGCCAAAATACCAGAACGATTTCACCCTTCCGAGCGAGAGCCCCGTCCGTGGTAGATTTCCTGGGCAAAATATCCCGTTGCATTGGGGCGTTAGCCTTGTACGTATTCCCAGTCCTTAATCGGTTCGAATAGTACAGCCCGCTGGGTATTGAGGGGATGTGAAAGGATGCTCTCAACAGAAACGGAGGGTAGCGTCGGTGCAAGCCCTTCACGGATGTAGATGGTGTTGAAGCCGTACCTGTTCGCTCCTACGAGGCGGTAGCCCTTGCGTCTCGCAAGCTTTTCCATCGCGACTGGTGAAGCGCCATGATAGTCGGGGTGCCGCCCAGGATAAACATAATCTTTGTCGTACGGAACGACGATGTCATTCATCCCAAATTCGATGTGCGTCTCTATCATCACTACTTTTGGAGTTGTTACGGAAAGAGCATCCCAAATCCAGTAGTCGTTACCATCTATGTCAATAGACATAAAGTCGATCTCTGGCGGAACAGAAGCTTCGGTTAAAAGCTGATTAATATTCTCTCGATTGATCATCGCGCATATGAACATGGGAGGGTAGACGAACGCGTCGGGGTGGCTTTCATAAAAAGTACGCCCCCTTTCAATATTCGACTGGTTGCCGTCAACAAAGAAGCCTCGCCAGCCGAAATTCAAGGCGAGGTTTGCACAGTTGCTAAGCACTCCATCCGCGGAACCGAGATCGAGAAAGACGCCTTCCTGGGTGCCTAAAACGGCCATAATGAAGAGGATCATGCCATCCTCCTCCAATTGGGAAAAACAGCGAAAGCCTGTCTCATGAAGCTGGGGCGCACAACCGGCTTCGATTTGGGCACGATAATAATGCCAAAGTTGGAGTTGCCCGATTTTAGTTGCCGGCGTCGTCCGCGGGTCGAGAGCGTGAGCGAAAGCGATGCGGGCTGCCACCCGATCAACCAATGCTCTTGCGACATTTTTAATGCGAGATCTCATGCCTAAGATTTACCGATTTTTCAGATGGATCCGAGCGTCGGGCGATCATGCCCGCGACGGCAACCAGGGGCAAGCTGGGACGACTTCCTTTGGCCGGGGGCGTCGAAAAGCCGCGACTGGGGAGAGGAATGACTGGTGTGGGGACACGACGCGTTGGATGCACAAGCGTCGGCGAACGGCGGCTTAGGGTCGGTCGACTCCGGTCCTAACCGGTGGGTACCAAATGTCAGATTTTGACCACTAGCGCACCGAGGCAGAAAATATAGGCTCAACTCGCCATAGTGTGTGCTTTCTTCGCCACTGACAGATAAGATACGACAGGTATGGACACTTACAGACAGGTATAGATTAAGTAATAATTGGCAGTGAGTTGCACTGACTGACTTGTTGAATTAAGCAAATACCGCGCCCATATTGTTTGCCGTCTTGCAGGCGGACGGGCACTCGGTTGTTTTCGGCTCTTCGATCTCTGTTTCGTGGTACTGAGCACCGCTCGACTTCACAGTTTGGGACGCTGCAAGATCCGCTGACCGCGCTGTTGCTGGGCGGGCACGGCCCGACCACGAGCGGCATCAGCATCTCGCCGCAGACCGCGTTGCGCTGCTCGGTGGTGTTCGCCTGCGTCAAGGTTCTCGCCGAAACCGTCGCCGAACTGCCGCTTAAGCTCTACCGGAAGCGTCCGGACGGTGGGCGCGACCCGGCCGAAGATCACCCGCTCTATTGGCTGCTTACGGACGCGCCGAACGATTGGACGCCGATCAGCGAGTTCAAGCTGTCCATGACGACGCGGTGGTGTCTCGACGGCAACGCTTTCGCCTTCGTGTCGCGCAACCGCGACGGCGTGATCGAGGAAATCATTCAGAACGAGGACGGCCGGACGAGCGTGCGGTGCGACCCGATGACCGGCGAGCCTCTGTACGACGTGACCGACCGCTCCGGGTTCAAGGGCACCTATTCGCGCCAGGCGATCCTGCATGTGCGGGGTTTCGGCGGGCCGCTGATGGGCTTGTCGCCGATCGAGTACGGCCGCGAGGCCATCGCGCTCGCGCTGATTTTGGAGCGGCATGCCGCTGGATTATTCGGCAACGGCGCCAAGCCCAGCGGTGCACTGAAGCATCCGAAGACGCTCGGCGACACCACGATCGCCAAGCTGCGGAAGCAGCTCGAAAGCCGTGCCGGCGGTGAAAATCCGGGCGGCACGCTGATACTCGAAGAGGGCATGGATTGGGTTCAATTCATGCTGTCGAGCACCGATGCGCAGTTCCTCGAGCTGCGCAAATTCGCGGTGCAGGAAGTCTGCCGGCTATGGCGAGTGCCCTTGCACATGGTCGGCGATCTTGACCGTACCACGCACAGCAACGCCGAGGAGTTGGGTCAGCAATTCCTATCTCTCTGCCTGCTGCCGATCCTTCGGCTGTGGCAGGACGCGATCAAGATCACGTGCGTCACTCGAGAAGAGCGCAAGACGCTCTACCCCGAGTTCCTGGTCGACGACCTGGCCCGCGCCAATCTCGCGGCGCGGATGACCGCGTTCTCGCAGGCCATCGCTTCGGGGGTGCTCAACCCCAACGAGGCACGCGCGCTCGACAACCGCGCGCCCTATACCGGCGGCGAGGTGTTCACGCGGCCGGTCAACTCGGCGCCGGTCGATCAGAGGGAGCCTGCCAATGCCGGGGCATGAGGTGGGCGGCATTCAGGTCCGGTTCGCCCCGGATGAGACCGGCACCTTCAGCGGCTATGCCGCTGCTTGGGGCAAGCGCGATGCGTTTGGCGATCAGTGGATGCCCGGGGCTTTCGCCGACAGCTTGCGGTCGCACGCTGCGGCGGGCACCCGCCCGCTGATGCTGTGGCACCACGATCCGACGCAGCCGATCGGCGTCTGGGATGAAATCCGCGAGAATGACCACGGGCTGAAGGTCGCCGGCCGCCTGGTGCTCGACAGCACGGCCGGCCGGAACGCGCACGCGCTGATGAAGGCCGGTGCGCTCGACGGATTGAGTGTCGGATTCCGCACCGTGCGCGCAGCCAAGCTGCCCAAGGGCGGCCGGCAGGTGCACGCCGTCAACCTGATCGAAATCTCGCCCGTGACCCTGCCGGCGCAAAGCCTGGCCCGGATCGGTGCGGTGCGATCCGCGGCCTTGGCCGCACCCGCTGCGGCTGGGCTCGCCGCGTTCATCCGCGAGCAAGCGGTACGACTAGGGGGAACGCGATGAGTTACGGACTTACCGAGGCGCGCCGGCCCGATGGGGAGACGCGCGACGATGGCGGCAATGGCGGTGAGGGCGGCGGCGACGATCCGGTCGCCGAAATCCGCACCGCGATCGCCGGCTTCACCACAACGGCCGAGACGCGCATGGCGGCGCTCGACACCGCCATTGCCGGCGGTGGCGGCAATAACGACAACAAGCCTGCCGGGATCGAGGCCGAGCGGCGCGCCATCGCGCATTTCGTGCGCACCGGCGATGAAGCTAGGATCATCGAAGTGCGCGCCGGCCTCTCGGTCGGATCGGACCCCGACGGCGGCTATTTCGTCATGCCCGCACTCTCCGCCGGGATGACCAAAAAACTGTTCGACCTGACCCCGATGCGCCAGCTCGCCCGCGTCGAGACGATCACCGCCGGCGACGCCTGGGAAGAGCCGATCGATTTCGACGAGCCGGATGCCGTTTGGGTCGGGGAAAAGGAAGCTCGCCCCGCTACGGACACGCCGCAAATCGGCAAGCTGCGCGTGCCGGTCGAGGAAATCTACGCGCTTCAGCCGGTCACCCAGCGGCTGATTGACGATGTCGGTTTCGATCTCGGCGGCTGGGTCGAGGGCAAGGTCACCGATAAGTTTATTCGCAGCGAGGGGACCGCGTTCGTGTCGGGCAACGGCGACAAGAAGCCGTTTGGCTTCCTGTCGAGCTCGATCGTTTCCACAGGTGATGCGACCCGAGCATTCGGCCAGGTCCAGTACATCCCGGGCGGCGACGCATCTCTTGTAACTGCGGATGGCCTAAAAAGCCTGGTATGGGGAGTTCGTGCCCCCTACCGCGCTGGCTCATCTTGGTTGATGAACAGCGCCACCGCGGGCGCAGTTGATAAGCTGAAGGCGACAACCACCGGCGAGTATCTGTGGCGCAACGGTATGACCGCAGGCGCCCCGGATACCATGCTCGGATACCCGGTGGTGATCAGCGAGGACATGCCCGACATGGCCGGCAACGCCTACCCGAACGCCTTCGGCAATTGGCGGCTGTTCTACGTGATCGTCGACAAGGCCGGCATCCGGTTCCTGCGCGATCCGTATTCCGACAAGCCGAACGTCCAATTCTACGCCTACCGGCGCGTCGGCGGCGTCGTCGCCAACAGCGAGGCGGTGAAACTGTTGAAAATCGCCACCTCGTAAGGGAGACGCACGATGCGAGACTTGATGAACAACCTCACCGTCCGGCGGGCGATCTCGCCCGTGTCGGTGAGTGACAACACCGCGCAGGTCAGCCAGATCATCGACAAACTCGGCTACGACTCGCTGATGTTTGCCATCGCGATCGGCTCGGTGGCCGATGCCGACGCGACCTTCGCCGTGCTGGTCGAAGACGGCGATCAGGCGAACCTTTCGGATGCCGCCGCGGTCGCTGATTCCGAGCTGAACGGCACCGAGGCGCTGGCCGGTTTCCAGTTCGACGATGACGACGAGGTGCGCAAGATCGGCTATATCGGGCACAAGCGCTATGTGCGGCTGACGATCACGCCGAGCGCGAACGCGAGCGCCGGCCTGTTGTCGGCCGTGGCGATCCTCGGCCATGCGCATACTGCGCCAGTGGCGAACCCGTAATCAGCCGCCGTCATGCTGACTGTCATCGATCCCGCCGACAGCCACCGGCTTGTCACCTTGGTCGCCGTCAGACGCGAGCTGCAGGTGACCGACGACATCGATGACTTGTTTCTTACCGGCCTGATCGACCAGGCGAGTGCGACAGCGCGGAGCTGGTGCCGGCGGGCCTTCGCCGAAGAGACGGTAAGCGAGACGATCTACCTTGATCGGGCCGTCTCGCCGATCGAGTTGACCCGATACCCGGTGACCGACATCGCATCGGTAACGGTGGCCGGAAACGTTCTCGATCCAGCGGGATACGAGGTTGAGGGAGACACCGGATGGCTGTACCGGCTCGACGCGAGCGGTGGCCGCTGCGCCCGGTTCTGCGGGCGCATAGTGCTCCAATACACCGGCGGCTACACCCTGCCCGACGCGCCACAACCGACCCTCCCGGACGACATCACCCGCGCCGTACTGCTCCTTGTCAAAGCCGCCTACTTCGCCCGCACTCGCGATCCGGCGATCCGTAGCGAGAGCGTCGAGGGCGCCGGGTCGTTCGGCTACTTCAGTGGCGCCGCTAGCGACCTGCCGCCCGAGGTCGAGGGGCTTCTGAGGCCACACCGCACACCGCGCATCTGGTAACGAAATGCTGAAGGTCCGCGTGCGGTGAACCGATATCTCGCGCTGCTTGACAGGCGTTTGAAGCAGCGCGGCGAGCTGATCTATCTCCAGCTTACGGTCGATCAGTCAACTGTACAGTGCGCCATTCCGGCGATCGTTCGCGCGCTCACCGTCGAGCAACTGATCGGAGGTATTCCCTTCAACCAGCAGAACTTCTTCCTGATCATCTCGCCGACGCACATCAACCTCCAGCAATGGCCGCGCATCCCGCGGACGAGCGACAGGGTAGTGGTCCGCGGTACGCAAAAGGCGGTGCAGCGGGTCGCTCCGGTATTCGATGCCGGCGAGTGCATCCGGATCGAGCTTACGGTGCTGGGCTAGCCGATGCCGTCAGCACCGCCTCGCGCCTGCCGCTGCGGCGCGCTCGTCCCGGCCGGCAAACGCTGCCCGCGCTGCACTAAGGCCGCCGACCGGGCGCGGGGCAACGCAGCCGAGCGAGGCTATGACGCGGAATGGCGGGCCTTCCGGAAGGACTTCCTGCGGCGATATCCGTGGTGCTCGGTAGAGGGCTGCCCGGAGCCGGCAGCCGATCTTGACCACATTGTTGCCTTACGGGACGGCGGCAAGCGGTTGGACCCGGCGAACTGCCGGTCGATGTGTCATTCGCACCACTCGGCCCGGACTATCGCCGATCAGGGAGCGAACAGGGGCAAGGGGGTTCGGT